ACCGTTTTGTCAACTAAAAAATGTAGTTGACAGTAATAATTTTATCATGTATACTTCTATCATATTGGAGGTACGAATGCTTTGGATTGACACAAAATACGCAGGTCTTATTTCGCCAAAATTAGATAAATGGAAAGTTAAGCAGACAAATCCCTTTGTCGCTAATTTTCGTTGTCCTATTTGTGGTGATTCGGCTTCTAATCCTAATAAAGCCCGTGGTTATCTTCTTCAACATAAAAACAGTATGATGTTGAAGTGTCATAACTGTGGAATTTCTATGGGATTAGATAAGTTGATAGAAAAACTTGATTCTTCTCTATATCAACAATATAAATTAGAAAAATTTGGAAAAAAATTTGAGAAAAAATCTTTCGATTTTAAACCTAAATTTGAAACAAAAAGTATCGAAGACCTTCCAGATTTTATCGAAAATATCACAAATCTAGATGTAAATCATCCGGCAGTACTATATTGTAAAAGTAGAAAACTACCAGATTATAAATTAAAATACATCTACTATATTGATGATGTCTCAAGAATTACAGAGGTAGTAGAGAAATATAAGAATCGAATTAAGACTAACGAAGGTAGGATCGTATTACCATTTTATTCAAAAAATAATGATATAGTAGGATTTACTATGAGAGCGATTGATAAAAATCCTCTTAGATATATAACTATTCGACTTCGTGAAGATGAACCTATGATATATGGATTGGAACGGATTAATTTAAAGAAAAAAATTGTATGTGTAGAAGGTCCTATTGATAGTTTATTTTTGTCTAATGCAGTTGCTGTCAGTGGTGCTGACATGAAGAAAGCCACGGAGATTTTACCAAAAAACACTATTTACGTTTTTGATAATCAACCTAGAAATAAAACTATTTGTAATTTACTTGACAGAATGATAAGAAACAATTATACTGTTTGTATCTGGCCGAATAATCTCTATGGTAAAGATATCAATGATATGGTTTTGACTGGATACAGTGTCGAGAAAATTATATATAATAACTCATATTCAGATCTAAGTGCTATGTTAAAATTTAATGAATGGAGAAAAGTGTAATGTCATGGCCACATAAGAATAGACCAAGAAAAGGTCGTAGAAAAATTGGATCAACCAAACGTAAGAATGCCAGTAAAAACCGTAAGAGGAAATAATGTTTAACGAAAAACATATGTTCTATATAATTATAGCTACAATAGCCATAATTATTGCTATTCATATTCCTATGAATGTTAACGCAGAAGAAATCAAAATTAAAGATATATATAAAACCCAACAAAGAGCGATACCTAAAGTAGAAACTGTATGTACAGATAGACAGGTTCCGATATATAATAATCAACAATCATCTGATGGTTCTTCAATTTTAGGAACTATCATTGGTGGTGTAACAGGTGGATTACTTGGATCTACAGTAGGTAAGGGTACTGGAAAGAGTGTTGCTATAGGTGGTGGTGCTGTTGCTGGTGCTTTAGCTGGTAATCAAGTTGGTAAAAACATGGGTAGTAGTAATGATGTTGTTGGATATCAGAATGTACAACAATGCACTCCTCATACGAGGTATGATTATGTAAATGAAGAAATATATAGTCATAGCGAAATCACTTTCTGGTACAATGGACAATATAAAACATTAACATTTATTAAGTGAGGTTTTATGGAATATTTTGATTATAGTACACGATTGATTTCTATGACCGAACCGTTGATTGATGACGTAAATACATCCGAAGAACTTGTAGCATTCTGTGCAAGAGTTTCAAATCCAACAAATCAAACAAACAACGAGACCGCAGGAAAACTTCTATATTATTGTAAAAAGAATTCTCATTGGTCTATCTTTGAGATGGTAGACGCAACAATTGAGATTAAGTGTACAAGAGATATTGGTAGACAGATTCTGCGACATCGGTCTTTCAGTTTTCAAGAATTTAGTCAACGATATGCTGAAGCACAGGATTTTACATGGAGGGAACCAAGACTACAAGATACAAAGAATAGACAGAATAGTCTAGAAGGAGTAGACAAAGACACGAGAGATAATTGGCAATTGATACAGACAAATGCTTTAGTTCAAGCCAAGAAAGATTATCAATGGGCATTGAATATGGGTATTGCTAAAGAAGTAGCAAGGTCTATTTTACCAGAAGGGCTCACGATGTCTACAATGTATATGAAGGGTTCTCTTCGTTCTTGGATTCATTATTGTGATCTTCGTATGGGTAATGGTACACAAAAAGAACACAGATTAATCGCAGAAAGTTGTTGGCAACTACTATCCGAGAAGTTTCCAACCGTATTTTTAGAGGGAAATTAAATGCAAAATCATCTTCCAACCGAATATCAACAGTTTATTCATCTATCACGTTATTCACGTTTTATGTGGGATCAGGGTAGACGTGAGAGTTGGACCGAGACAGTAGGTCGTTATTTTGATTTCTTTGAAGAAGATCTACAAGACAAACATAATTTTAAGTTAAGTAAGAAGGATAGAGACGAACTAGAAGATGCTGTATTAGATCAAAAGGTAATGCCCTCTATGCGATGCCTTATGACTGCTGGACCAGCATTGAAGAAAGAGAATGTTGCCGGTTATAACTGTTCATATCTTGCGATTGACCGTGTTCAAGCGTTTGATGAATTATTGTATATTCTTATGAATGGTACTGGTGTAGGATTCTCAGTAGAACGCCAGTTTGTTACTAAACTCCCCATTGTTGCCGAAGATTTCTTTGATTCGGATGTAGTAATCACAGTAGCAGATTCTAAGATTGGTTGGGCAAAGGCACTCAAGGAATTTATTGCTCTTCTCTATCAGGGTCAAGTACCTTCTTGGGATACCTCTAAGGTACGTCCGGCTGGAGCACCATTAAAGACTTTTGGTGGGCGCGCATCTGGTCCAGAACCACTTGAAGATCTTTTCAAGTTTGTAACCTCAATTTTCCGTGGAGCTGCTGGTCGTCGTTTATCTTCGCTTGAATGTCATGATATCGTATGTAAGATTGCTGAGATTGTAGTTGTAGGCGGTGTTCGTCGTAGTGCTCTTATCTCACTATCTAATCTATCTGATGATCGTATGAGACACGCAAAAGCCGGTCAGTGGTGGGAACAAAACCCGCAAAGAGCACTTTCAAATAATTCAGCGTGTTATACAGAGAAGCCTGACATCGGTATCTTTATGGAAGAATGGTTATCTCTATACAACTCTAAGTCAGGTGAACGTGGACTGTTCAATCGTGAATCTGCAAAGAAGCAGGTAACAAAGACAGGTCGTAGAGATGTAGATCATGAGTTTGGTACTAATCCATGTTCAGAGATTATTCTGAGAGACCGTGAGTTTTGTAATCTTTCAGAAGTTGTGATTCGTTCTACAGATAGTCTAGAAACACTAAAGGAAAAGGTACGTCTTGCTACTATTCTTGGAACGTTTCAGTCAACATTGACAAACTTTAGATATCTATCAAAGAAGTGGAGAGAGAATTGTGAAGAAGAACGTCTTTTGGGTGTTTCATTAACAGGGATTATGGACAATGATTTTACAAATGGAAAGAGTGAGAAGAAAGGTAACATTAAGACTCATCAAGTTCTACAGGAACTTAAAACCGTCGCAATCGAAACAAACAAAGAGTGGTCTAAGAAAATTGGTATCCCACAGTCAGTTTCGGTTACTTGTGTTAAGCCTAGCGGTACTGTTAGTCAACTTGTTGATGCTGCCAGTGGCATTCATGCACGACATAATCCTTACTATATACGGACGGTTCGTGGAGACAAAAAAGACCCTCTGGCGATCATGATGAGAGATGTTGGTTTTCCTGTTGAAGATGATGTAATGAAACCAGAACATACTTATGTGTTTTCATTTCCAATGAAGTCACCGGATAGTTCTGTGTTTCGAACTGATATGTCTGCAATTGAACAGTTGGAACTATGGAAGACTTATCAAGACGCTTGGTGTGAACATAAACCTTCTGTAACTATTTCTGTCAAAGAACATGAGTGGTTAGAGGTTGGTGCGTGGTGTTATGAAAATTTTGATTATATGTCCGGTGTATCATTCTTACCATTTTCTGATCACACATATCGTCAAGCACCATATCAAGATTGTACTGAAAACGAATATCAACAACTACTAGAGAAGATGCCAAAGAATGTGGATTGGGATCTTCTACAGAATTATGAGACAACTGATCTAACACTTGGAGCGCAGGAGTTTGCTTGCGCCGCTGGTGGATGTGAAATTATTTAAAAGATTAAAAGTAACTCGGAGTATCAAATGGAAACGATAACATGTGAGGAGTGCGGAGCAGAATTTGATATACAACATAATGAAATGAATAAGGTCGTATACTGCCCATTCTGCGGAGAAGTCATCCAACAAAATGAAGATTTTGATGAATGGGCAGAAGACCAAGAATTTTGGGATGAAGAAGACGAATAATGTATGATAATCCTTGGATGTACCAGGGAGAAGTATTTGATGAGAATTTAGTTGACAGGTATCATGGTTTCGTTTATTGTATTACTTGCCCCGATGGTAGAAAATATATTGGTAGAAAGACATTTTGGTTCATGAGAAAAACTCGTGGGGCGAAGCGGCGTAGTCGTATCGAAAGTGATTGGCGTGATTATTATGGTTCCAGTGATGTTGTGAAAGATCTTATAAATCAATCTGAGACAAGTAATTTTCAAAGAGAGATACTATCATTACATAAGACTAAAGGTGAAATGAACTATACTGAAATTAAAGAGCAGTTTCAGAGAAATGTTTTAGAATC